CGGAGCTGCGGTAAACCTTGTCGAGCATCATCACCTGCTTTGGCGCAATGTCGGCGCCGTCCGCGATCTCGCAGCGGTACCCGCTGACGATTACCTCATTGTTGTGCGAGTCGGCGAGGATCTTCAGGCAGCGGTATTGAGGGATGTCTTTTATACATAGCCGGAAGAGGTGCCACGGGAAGACAGTATCTTCCGGATCGCCGTCGACTCCCAACACGTTGTGCTTGTACTCCGGAGAATCCTCTCCACCGAATTGCTCGATGTAAAACCTCTTTCGCTCCGGGGTCCAGAAAGGACTCGGCATATTGCTTTTCGGCCATTGAAAAAGTCGAAATTTGAGTTTCTTAATAT